TCAACTTTCTGAACAAGGATTCCCGCCGCTTTCGAATCGCCTTTCCCGCGTTTCAAGTAAAACAATATGTTCCAAGTTGCACCACCACAATCACTCTTGGCTTGCGGTTCACCTCCGGCCGTATTCTTGTAGGTGAGCGTAAATAATCCCGATGGGTCAAGCTCCGATGGAGCAAAGTGCGCACCATAGCGATTTGTCCCATCGATATAGCCAACTGGGTCTCTTGAACAAAACCGTCCAAGTCCTGGATCGTACACAGCTGAAGCATAAGAAGGCAATATTGATCCTACTAACAATCCAAACAATATGGCTGTGAAATAAAATCGTATCATCGTCCTGGAACTCCATTTAGAAAGTTGGACAAGTTTGGCTGTGTAAAGTCATTATTGAAGGGATCATGTTTGGGATGCACCGGACTAACGGGATTTCCAAATCCAAACGAGGCTGTTGGATTGGGAGTTGGTGATCCGAACGGATTGAATTGCAGATCGCGCTTTTGACGCAATCGCTCTTGCTGAGCAAGTAGCTCAGGAAAGTCATCGATAGTCTTGGGGCGAACGAGTCGTGAAAGAAAACCGCGATACATCGGATGCGGATAGTGCTTCACAGCAAGCGAATAACTTACAGCAGCGTCGGAACGATTGCCGCTGTCTTCCAAGCAATGGCCCCGTGCGGCAAGAAAAGCCGCAAAGGACTCGGCGTTCGAAAGTGATTTCAGATAAAGTCCTGCATCTACTTCGTGTTGAGCGATCGGATGCGGCCAGCTCATGTAATGATCATCGGCGAAACTATTCAATCCTCGATTGGTGCCTTCGACATTCACGCGTTCGCCAGACTTATCCCATCGGCAAAATAGATGCTCCTTCGCGTTCACCAAGTAGACGGGATAACCGAGTCGTCGAGCGACCGCCGTGTACAGGACTGGCATCGAGACACAAGTACCACCGTTCGAACTGCCAACCATACCGTGAATGAAAAGATCTTGGCTCTTTGTAAAGTCGATATCGTTGACTCGCTCCAAGTTGTAATGAACGCCGAAGTCCTGTTGCAAAACCGTGACCAACATCAGCATCCGGAAGTAAGCTTCCGAGTTGTTGAATTCGTTCGGCTTTTGTAAGAACTGGTAGAGGTTGCGATCGGTGTCTATCCTGACCTTCTTCGCCCAGCCATCTAACTGAGCCAGCAGTTGTGCAACGTTCACATTCTCTGTGCCAGGCAATCCATCAGTAGCTCGCAGATTCAGTAAAGCAATGTCCTGCTTGCTCAACTCCTCTTCGGTCATCTTGGTCAAGTCAGCGAAGGTTGGAAGAACAGACTCCTTTGGCTGCGTGGCTCGCAATCTAGGATTCGCAGTTTTAATCGCCGTTTGCGACGGAGCAGAGAGACTCCAAATACCTAGAACAGTGACGACGAACGCACAAAGCGCACTCAACTTCCAGATGGCATATCGCCGCAACGGTCTCGCTAATTCTTTGCTTGTTTCAGTAGATGAAAGCTTGGAGGCTGCTTGTGCCGTAATAGTTTGTCGCTTTCGTCGATCACGTTTTTTCATCGAACACTGCCTCCAGACTTGCTTGACTTTTACCCGCAGGAGGTATTAGAGGGCACGCGGAAGCAAAACGCAACAAAATTTTCTGGCGGTAGTCTGGTGCACGGTCAACTGCTGGTCTCTTCCGCACCCTTATCCGTCATTTCGAACTTGCACCGGGTATCCCTACAGATAGACGCGGCTGTTGTTGCTGCGATTGTCTGTCGCCAAGCCGCCCACAATAGCGGCCAAGTCCATGGAGGTGCGAGTTGCTCTCGACTGTTCCCCCTTCTTCTTTGTCTGCCCCAGCTCGGCGATCGGAAATCGCTGGGATTCTAGCGGCAGGCGTCGTCCGCATGAAGTCGCGTTTGGCGATCCGCGATCCAGAAACTGCCAAAGATCTGCACAAATCACCATCAGCTTGCCTTGAGCTTTCTCCAGAAAGCGTGCTCTCTGTGACCAACGTGGTTAACGACCAGTGAGTCCGTTTTCTCAGGAGAAATCAATGCAACTAGACATCGACAAAGAGGTCGCGCTGCTCCAACGCATGACGGTGGGGCAACTGCGAGAGAGGTTCGAAGAGACGTGGGGCGAGCCGACAAACACTCGCAATAAGCAATGGCTACTCAAACGCATCGCCTGGAAGATGCAAGCCAATATCGAGGGTGACATTTCCGAGAGAGCTAGACGTCGGGCGGCCGAACTAGCACGCGGCACCGACATCCGAACGACGGCCCCCAAGGCTACCAAACCGGTGACAAATCCTGTGGCCGACACGGTGACCGGATTCGTCGAACCGGGGGAAGACAGCCGTCTGCCTCCCCCTAGATCAGTCATCGAGCGAGTCTACAAGGGCCAGAAGATTCTGGTACTGGTCCTGGAAACCGGCTTCGAATACGACGGAGCAATCTACAAGACACTCAGCGCTGTGGCCAAAAAGATCACGGGGCAGCACTGCAATGGGTATCACTTCTTCAAACTTAGCAAGAAAGGTGGGGAGCAATGAACAAACCCAACAACAATCACAGGCTGAACTGTGCGATCTACACACGAAAGTCCACAGACGAGGGGCTAGACAAAGAGTTCAATTCCCTCGATGCTCAACGCGAATGCGCCGAAGCCTACATCAAAAGCCAAACGCAAGAGGGCTGGAACTGCCTGCCCGATCACTACGATGACGGTGGGTTCACCGGTGGCAACATGGATCGACCGGCTCTAAAGCAACTGCTGGCGGACATCGAAGCTGGAAAGGTCAACTGTGTGGTCGTCTACAAAGTCGATCGACTGAGCCGTTCGCTGATGGACTTCGCCAAAATGCTCGAAGTCTTCGAACGTAACCAAATCGCATTCGTAAGCGTGACGCAACAGTTCAATACGACCAACTCGATGGGCCGGCTGATGCTAAACGTACTGCTTTCCTTCGCCCAGTTCGAACGCGAGATCATATCAGAGCGGACCCGCGACAAAATCGCTGCCGCCCGGCGGAAGGGAAAATGGTCCGGAGGGATGCCACTGCTGGGCTACGACATTGATCCACAGGGGGGCAAGCTCCGTGTGAATGAAGTCGAAGCCAACAGAGTCCGCAAGATCTACGATTTGTACATCGACCGAGAATCGATCATGGCGACCATCGCAGAACTTGACAATCGCAGTTGGAACAACAAGTCCTGGAATACCAAGAAGGGCATACTTCGAGGCGGTTCGCCGTTCACCAAAGCAACGCTGTTCCGACTCCTTACCAACGTGACCTACATTGGTAAATTAGCCTACAAAGACGAAATCAACGAAGGTGAACACGACCCGATCGTCACGCCCGATGTGTGGCAAATCGATCCAGAAGAAGTTCCGGGATTCCTGGACTCGGAACCTCACGGAGCTTTGGGACCTGACTACCGGCTTGGGCTCTACTGCTAGCGTCTCTGGTGGTGTTCTAACGATCAACTCAGGGATAACGGCCGGCGGTTTCGCAGAGCTGCTTTCGAAGGAAACGTTCACGATTCCATTCAGAGCCATGATCGCGGTGCAGTCCGGGGGTACCCGGCAAGCCAACAACCACCACATTATTGAAGCCGTATCGGTCGACCCGGTCACCGGGATTCCCGATGGCAAGCACAGTCTTAGCATGGACATCGGGGGTGCTGCCAACACGACTGTGACCAATATGGTCTACAGCGTCCAAAATGGCGGATTGGTTCCCATTGCATCGGCAGCCTCCGCCATCTTGTCTACAGCTACCTATTCGATTCTCGAACTCGAACCGTTTTCAGACGAGTGCTATTTCCACTCGCGCGTGATGGATTCGACCGGAGGCCGATCGAATTCCTACGTTAGGCACCAGCAGATCCCTGATCCGATCGCGGTTTACAAGATCCGCATCCGCTCGATGAACCACCAAGCGTTCAGGTTTGTATCCAACGCAGTCGCTGGTCCTGGCAATGTCATTCGATTGACCTCCACTGCGCACGGTTACACCGGAACGCCAACGATCTGGGTCGAATACATCAGCGGTGTCACTAATAACGGAGCGGCCTTGCGTGGTAATTACTCGGCGACAGTCATCGACGCTAACACGATTGATCTAACCGGAACGGTCTTTTCTGGTGCCTATGTCACTGGTTCTGGACAGATCGCTCTTGCAGCTGCACCCGCAGCGATTTCCTTCCAGTCCCAGTTCATTAATTGCCAGGATTACGCAGAACTTACTGCTGAAATCACCGCTGGCCGAGGACAAACCGTCATTGGACAAAGCTTAGGTGTGATCCTCACCGGAGCGACTGCGACGACAACCAACATCGGAACCGTAACAGCTAACGTCGCTGGTCAAGCGGCTCACGATGCTGTGGTTGCCGGCAGTCCAGTGCGTGTGGCAGGTCGTGCACAAACGGCAGCCTATGCGAGTGTCGCCTCGGGCGATGTCGCCGATCTAGTTTCCACACTGCAAGGGGTGCTCGTAACGCGACCATGGCAGATTCCAGAACTTGAATGGTCGTTTGCGTCTGCCGCAGGTGGCGTGATCAATACGACCGATGCCGTTTTGTCTGCTGCAGCCGGAGCCGGTCTGCGTCGCTACATCTGTTCGATGCAGCTTTCGAACAACTCGGCAGTCGCCACGGAAGTCGTCCTTAAAGACGGAGCGACGATCATTTGGCGAGGCCACCTGAGTGCTAACGCTCCGATGGCTGAGATCATTTTTGAAAATCCACTCAAGACCACTGCCAACACGGCTCTGAACTTTGCGTGCATCACCACTGGTGCTGCGGTCTACGTCAATGCACAAGGATTCACCGCACCGTAAGGACAACCATGATCGGCGCTAAAGTCACCACCAAAAAATCATTCGACAAGGTCAAAGCCAAGGCTCAGCAAGGCAGCTTCAAAAGTCTTGGTCATGCGGCAGCTGCGATTCGCTTGGTTGCTCGTCGCTCGATCAAGCGTCGGCAGACCGCATCGATGCCAGGTACGCCTCCGAATACTCGCAAAGGACAACTCAAGCGAGCGATCGTCTATCAACCATTGCCAACTACAAAGCAGCTTGAATGTGTGACGCCACACACGAGCT